GGTGATGACCTTGCCGTGGTTGTCTTTGATGTGGGCAGTCGGTTTGAACACCGACTCGATACCGTGCGGCACGTAGACGTTGCGAATCCCAAAGTTGTTCAGTTGCTCATGCCCGAACTTGGACATTGAAATCGGCATCACGTTCGGACGTTGACACCAGGCTGCGACATCCGGTGGGCAAGGCTGATGGTCAATGGGAACCCATGACGCAATGTTGGGAACCTTCTCCAAACTTGGAGACTTCAACACCCAGACATCAAACAATGTCATCAACAGTTTCGGCAGGTTTGAACCTTGTGTCCAATCCATCCAGTGTGCAGCGACGATGTCGTCGCTGTATGCGTTCATTCCTCGCGGATAGATTTTGATTCCGTTCCACGTTGACGTGGACGCTTCGAGGCCGTAGATGGAGTGGATTGCGATTTCGTGCCCGTCTTGGATGAGCCTTTTCGTGGCTTGCTGGGTTTGCTGACCGTAGCCTGTTCCTGCCCATGGGGCGTTGGAATACCAGAGTGCTCGGACTGCGTCCGGGGATCTACGACTGACTCCTCTGGCAAGTGAGCTACGCCCCGCTGCAAGAGCAGGATCGCCTCCGGGCCCGGTAAGTCCAATGGGACTCCCTTGATGATTACTCGCATTCACGCAGTCTCCTTTCGCAGGTTGCAGGGTTTATCAGTTGTAATGGGCCGACGCGACCCTGCGTTGTTTCGCGTCGGCCCACCAAACTTTATTCGGTGGTAACTCTTTGAACTAGCTGTTCGCGTTCTTGTAGAACTTGACGTGGCTGGTTTGTGGGAGGTTACCGTCCACGCGCATTGTGGCGCGGAAGGTGACGAGGTCCGCACTGAATGCGAAGTCGTCCGAACGGTCCAGACGGAGGCCGCCTGCCATGCGTACGTAGTACGAAGGCAAGTGTCCGAAGATGACCGACTTGGTTGCCGAAGCGTTCGAGGCCATTGCTGGGTTCTCGAACACTGGGTAGCTCAGGACACGGTCGTTTCCGTCAGCCAACGCTGGGCTGAAGATGTACGAGCCGTTGTTGTCCTTCAGCTTGCGAACGACACCCAATGACTGGGTGTTCATCATCCAGCCGACACCAGGCAAACGACGTGCTGCACCGTCAAGGCTGTACGCCAAGTCGATGAGGTTGTCTGCGGTGAAGGTTGGACCCGAGGCTGTGCCAGTCACAGCCGAGGAGGCTGCGGTGACGATACCGAGTGGGAGCGTGGTGCCCGTACCGACTGTCAGGTCGTTGTTGACCTTGAAGCCGAGTGCGTTACCGGTCTGGGTTGCGAGGAAGGCGAGGATGTCCACGCCCGAGTCCTCGATGAGTTCACGCGACAGTTGCACCAGGAACGAATACTTGTATGCGCCCAGGGTGATGAAGCTGTTGAACGTCGGGTCGGACTCAGCGATGGCTGTGCCTTCACCGGTGATTGCTGCCGTTGACCAACCAGCCTGCGATGGGATCTGGAGGTTTTCGCCACCAGCCGTGCGGAGGGTTGTTGAGGTCTCAAGCATTGGACCGACGAGTCGGGCCTGCTCAATCACTTGGTTGTAGAACGACGTTGGAACTGGTGCGCCAGTTGAAGTCTTGACGACGTCGCGCTGTTCAAACGTGTAGCCACGGGTTTCGCCACGGGCCATTGAACGGATGACATCCGCATCAAAGGTCTGTGCCTTCTCCGTACGAACCTGGCCGACGAGGTCGCGAGTAGCGGCCTCAATCTTGGCCTCACGGACAACATCAGCCTTCAAGGCTTCGATGCGTGCCGCACGCTCGTTCAGCTCTTCGTTCATCTTGCTGTATGACGCCTCTTCTTCAGAGGTGAGGTCGCGCTTCTCTGCGGCTGCGGTGTCAAGAAGAGCTTTCGCTGCATCCCAAGCACGCTGACGCTGCTCGACTTGTCGTTGAATGTAATCGTTTGACATTGGGTGTCCTTTCAGACGTTAGGTATTCGTGGTACGCAAGGGTTTGTATCGCATCCAGCGAGGCACCTCAACTGGTAGTCGTAGCGGCTCCGCACACGACTGTGTGAAGAATACTAGGCGATGGTCTTCAGCAGGTCAAGTTGTTTGGCCATGATGCCAATACGTGACGGAGTGGAAGTCGGCTCGGGTTGCTTGCGCAACTTGCCGACAACTTCGCTCAACAACCCAGCCTGCTCGTCGTTCAACTCCGACCCGGCTTCGAGCACGGTGATCGCTGCAGCAAGTTTGTCTGGGTCAACCTGAGTGCGTTCGGCAAGGATGTCGAGACTGCGCACGCTGGCCGTTGTTGCTTCGTAGGCAGGGAAGCCGGTCACGACGGACACTTCATACAGACGGACTTCTTTGAGTTCGCGTGTTGAGCCGTCGTCGGAATACTTGTCGCCGCCACGAGGCACCGAGAAGCCGAACGACATCGAATCGACATCGCCGCGTTGCATGAGGATGGACAAGTCACGGCCGACCGTCGTTGGTGGCAGGTCTGCGTCAACTAGCAAACCTTTGGAATCTTCTTCCAGGCGCAACGTCCCGGCACGAGTGGTGGCGAGCAACATGTTGGAGTCATGGTTCAGATACATGCGCACGTTGTTGCGTGAGTTCAAAGACTTCTTGAATGCACCAGGCATCACCATCTCGGTGAATGGCAACGGTTGCGATGGTGAGTTGAACACGGCAGCGTACCCACGGAACGACATGTATTCGTTGTCGTCATCAACGGTTGAACGAATCTCAAACTCGCTGAACTGGACTCTGCGTGTCTCAACTTTATCGGTCATCATTTCCTCGAAGATCGTGGGTGGCCTTTTGGAAGGAGGTCATTGTCTGTGATGTATGCAGCATTCGCAGGTCTGCCACGCTTCAAGAGTACCAAGAAAGCGTTGACCCTTGCCATAGACCACGCAGCTCTGCTAATGCCAGGACGATGAGACGTCGAGTAGGCACCCGACCCGCGACGATACACGGCACGCAACATCCCAGGAGTTGCCCGCTTCCAAGTCGGATCACCTGCATCCAACGAGTCGTTGTGCTCAGTGACTTTGTTCTTCAAACTTGTTTCGATTGCTTCGGTCAACTCAATCGTTCCCGACCCGGCAGCCTTACCGGCTGAACCTTCGGGGTTCACTTTGGAACCTTTGATTTGGTCTTTCGCAGGTGCAGGTGCGTCGGCGCGTTCAGCCTTCACCTTCTCCGACTGACGCTCAAACCATTGCAACGCAGGTTGCGGATCAGTCGGGTCCATGCCCCACAAATAGAACGCAACCGCACCAGGCCCAGGGAACTGCTCATTGTTCGGATTGCTGTTTTGAACTGCATCCAAATCAACCATGTGGCGTGCACCCCAAGCAGCGGCACGCACAACCTTGTCCTCGGTCACTCGACCTGCTGCCAAGTCGCGGGCTTCACGAATCGTCTTGTCGGTGACACCGTCACCAGCCAACCCTTTGCCGTAATAGTCCAAACCTTTGCGGGCGTTGCTGCGAATGTAGACGGGAACATCGAAGGACAGTTGGCGGAAGATGTTGATGAACGGAGCCGAGTAGTAGGCGTCTTCACCGCTGATGTTGCCAGTCTGAATCGTTTGCCCTGGGTTGTCGTTCGGTATTCCCTCGACTGGTTCCCATGCTGCGCAGTAGTAGGCAGGTGCGACCAACGCATCCCACCGTTTGCAGTAGAAGTTTTTGTAGTAGCCGCAGTTGCCACAGTTGCGATTCGCAGGAACATCAGGTGACGACGCAGGCCGATAGGCAGCAGGCAGGTTCGGTGACACGCGCTCGTTGTAATCGCCACCCGGTTCCAAATCCTCAGCAATCGACACCGCAACCATCTGAGCGATAGCAGCTTTTTTCGTGGTGTGGCAACCGATTACTTCACCGTCTTCTTTGACGGTGGCAAAGCCGTTGCATCCGGCCGCAGAGTCATCAACGAAATAAGGCATCAGGGAGTCACATGCAACCAAGAGACGTTGTGGCCACCTTTGGTGGAGATTGCGTACAGCACTTGCTCAGCAAAGATTTGAATGTCAATCGAATCAGACTTGAGAATGCCGTGACCCGTTGACGTGGTGACAGCGGCACCACCAACAAACACCGTGTCCGTGTTGTCTCGGTTCGTGATGTGCACAATCCCAGGCATTGACTGGGGACTGTTGAGTTGAGCAACTGCCGTACCGACAGCGACTTGACCTTGTGTGATTGCCATGATTACCTCAGAGCATCAACATTACTTGCAAGTCGTCATCCTCGGCAGAGAATGTGATAGACCCCACAGCCGACGCCGACAGTCCGACGAAGATCGGGGCAAGATACGCCTCCACCACATTCGGCGCAACCTCAACGATGATGTCCTCAACGATGACAACTTCTTCAATCTTTTTCTTCTTTGGTCTTGGGTATCGGTACGGTTCGCCACCGCCACCCGCATCAGGCTGAGGTTGCGGAGTAACCGTTCCCACCGCAGTAGCAACCATCGGACCAAGCTCGGCAGTCATCGAGCCGAACGGTGTCACCGACCCGGTGGCCGCAGCAGTCAAACCACCCAGCGACGACTGGGCAGAAGCAGGGTGTGTCACCGTGCCAGTTGCGCTCGATGTCGCCGCTCCGAGGCTGGCAGATGCCGATGCGATGATTGTGACAACACCTACCGCAGCAGCAGTCAACCCACCTAACGCAGCCGAAGCGTCACCTTCAACCTGAATCTCAACCCCGCTGACCTCAGCGAACAACTCACCCAGCGACGCTTGCGCTGTGGCAGTCACGACCGGCACGACCGTGCCAGTTGCCGTTGCCGTCAAACCACCCAGGGCACCAGCGGCCGTGGCCGTGGTCGTGAACGTGAAGCCGTCTAGTTTGCCGTCACCGTCAAGCGTTGAGGTATCGAGAACGAACGCAGGTGACGGACCGTCAAGGCCGACGTCAGCGTCGTCAAGTTCTGAGGTGTTGAGTATGAACCGTGTTGTCACGGTTGCCTACTTAGGAAGCGACGGTCAGCGAGACAGTGAGCGCACCCGACGAAATCGTGAACGTGTCGCCTGCCGTGTAAGCGTTCGCAGTTACCGTTCCAGAGAACAAGAAGTTTCCTGCTGAGACGTTGTCCCATGCTGAGAAGAATGTTGCGTCTTGCGAACCGGCGATGTTCGTCCAGGTAAGTGCGGCATCAGATGTGAGCGTGCCCGCCGATGCTGCGGAGAACGACGCTTCCTTGCGAGTGGTTTCCGTTGCCGCGTTTGCGGTTGCCGCTGCACCTGGATCACCAACATGAAGTTTTACATACACGGCCGCGACAGCGAAAGTGTCATTGTTGCCCAAAGCATCAAGCCATTGGTCGGCCAAGTAGGAGCTGATACCCGTTGCCATTAGTCGTCAACCCTTTCGGTGATGTGCAGGATTCGACCATCGGCGTCACGCTCAACCGTACGAACAACGGTCCGCTGTTCAGGCATCTTCACGTTCACGACGGTCTCTGGCACGTTGACGATTGGTGCATCAACATGCACGTTCGGTGTTGACACATGGAAGATTTGTTCAGGCATGTTCAAGTTCAGTTCACGAGTGCCAGCGTCGTAGACCGTTGCCGGGGCGATTGGGTTGATGGAAGCCACGGGTTGCAATGCCGAAGTTGGCACACCCGTGTGTTCAATCTCAGGCATGTCAAGAGCCTTCAACACGGCAGCAGGTTGGAAGCCTGATGCGACGAGTCGTTGAACGATTGCAGACTTGCGATCCATGTCGGCAAGGTTCGCTGCGTTGATGTCGATGTTGGTGAGTGGAACTCGGTACACGTCGCCACCTGTAATCGGTGACATGTCTTCAAGACGGCGCACATCGTTGACCGACATGTAGCCATTGTTCAACCCTTGCGCATACGAAGCGTTGCGGGCAGCGATGTCTCCACGCAACAAACCTGCGACCGTGAATCTGATGAACGCACGACCAGCCAACAACACGCTGTATTCGGATTCAATCTTGGACAGGTATGGGGCCAACGAATGTTGCAAGAAGTGCAACTGGTTTGCTTCCACCGAAGCATACGATTGTGCGCCCGGTGTCGTGACACCAATCATCGACGGTGGCACAC